CTTCCTTGAATGTATAAACGTTTGCAGCCATCTCTTGATATACAGGGTTATTTGCATACTCTTCCAATGATTGCATCAACACTTCATTAGTAAGCCAACCATCTTTTAAGTGTTCTACAAACAATCCTTGCACACCAACAGCATCTACTTGTTCTTGTGTAAGCGTCCCCTGAGCGACGGCCGCTTGGATGATTGCTTCCTTATAAGCTCTGGTTGCCATATTTGCGTTTTCCAATGACATCCAGTTTTGTCGGTTCATATAACCCATTTGCAGTGCTTGTTGAACACCAAATTGTAAGGCTGAACCAAATTGGGCAGTATTAGCACCAGCAGAGGCTGCTAAGTTACCAAAACCTCTCAAAGCAACATTAGCTTGATCCAAACCAATACCAGCATTAACAAATTGTGCCAACGCTGAGTTCATTTGTTGTGAATTATATTTGGTCGTTTTAGCATATTGCTCCAAGTCACGCATTGTGGCTGTAATATGGTCTTGTTCTTCTTTACCCAAGGCAGCAACCAAGATACGAGTTGAGTCGAGTTCTCGTTCATATTCTTGATAACCTTGAACTACAGGAGCAAGAGTCCATTTGTTTAACAACGATGCACCAGCAGTAATAGCACGAGATGCAATATTACCCAAAGCCACCGTTGCAATACCTTCCAGCATTGAGAAATTGCCTTTAACACCCTCAACGCCAGAACCCAATTGTTCCATTGAGTTTTTAGCATTTGATGCTCCAGATTGAATCGCTCCAAATCCAGAGCCAGCATTTTCTCCAACTCTACCCACAGCAGATGCTGCAGTGTTGGATGCATTACCGACACCTGTCATCTTCTCCACAATGTTACCAAGAATTGGGACATGTGAGACTAGACCTGCAAGTTTACTTGACAGAGAACCTGTCGATTTCTCAACATTATCAACAGATTTACCGTTGATTGAGTCCATCTTTTGTTGGAAGTTACCAACATCTTTAATGGCATTTTGAAGTTTCTGTTGTAAATCAGCGGCGTCGAGTTTTAGTTTATAAATCTGTTCTTTTACTACAGAACTAGGCATTAACTACTCCCTCCCGACAAACCTTTTGCAATATTACTTGTTATACTGTCAGTTCTAGGAGACACAAAGTCGTTTGGTCTAACGTAACCTCCAGTACGAGTGTAGTGTCCATTCACCACATATACAACAATAGGTTTACCATTCTTAGCTTTATGTGAGTTTTCGAAGATAACATCTATCTGGTCTTTACTCATCGTAATTCGTCTACTCCATGACGACTTAGTCAAGCCCGACCTAACAGGAGTGCTCTCAACAATGTCGTCATAAGCTTTTTGAGTTTCAGCATCAACTACTGTATAGATTTTCTCCATAGCAGTTTCTTTTTTAAAGTCGTCGAATAAGTTCTGAAACTTACTATCTGATGACATTGAATATTTCATTTTGAATTAACCTGTAGTTCCCATCTCAGCACGTCGTTTAGCATTCAAGTCTTTGTACATGCGTGCAGTTTCTTCTTTACTACGTTTCTTCTTAGGTGCGTTTAACTCACCTATAACCCCAAGCAATACAAGAAGTCTATGGATATTCCATGTTTCACAACTGTATGGTACTTGTGCATTCGCCATATACGCATAGATTACCTCTGATGTTAATATACGACGACCACCTTCTCCCGATGAAGAAATCGTAGTTGCAGTAGGTTTACTATTGATGTATTCGATTATCTCCTTTATGTTGGATTCGGATAGATTGTCTATCTCGAACCCTGTCTTATCTAAATTCATTAATTGGACATAAGCTAACACTTCAATAGGTTCCACCTGCAAGCCATTTAAAAAGGGAAACGGTTTTTTAAACACCATCTCCCATTGACTAATAGCTAACAACGAATGCTCGAAATGGTATACTTTCCCTGGGAGAATCATGCTCGTTGTTTCGTCATAAATCTCCTCTGTAACTATCTCAAGCATACTTGCTACCTACTATTTTTTGCTACGACGTTGTTGACGGTTACCTTTATTGGCAACTGTCTCAAGCTGAGCGTTTTGACCCTTGTTCTTACCTGAACGACCTTCTTCAATCAATTGTGAGAAGAATTTACGTGCAAATGCTTCATCTTGGATGAAATCTACGAAGAGTTTACCGTATGCTTCTGACGCTAGGAATTCATCGCGAAAATCTTTCGTCTTAGTAAAGCGTCCATCAACATTCTTATACCCAACGGCAATAGAAACAAATTGCTCGATAAAGTCCATGATGCGGTCTGCGTCACCTGATGCCGCTACATCTTTAACGTAAGTCTCCCAGTCTTTGTTTCCTGAGCGACCCATAATACGAAGTGCTTCGGCACTGTTAATGTGGAAGTAAAACTTCTCAGTGAGTTCATCACCAGAGAGTGGTTCTACATAAGTAATTTCTTTTACAATCATTTGAATAAATCCTTTCTTATAAAAACAAGTTCATTTTGAATTTTTAACCAGTAACTACACCAAGTAGAACCATAAGTTCTTTTGGAGTAGGAAGTTTAGGGTCAGCATTGTCTGTACCATAGATAGCTTCTTCAACTTTCTTAAGTTTAGTAGCTTCAAGTTTAGTAGAGTCAATGATAATGTGAGCCATTGATTGAGTGTTGTCAACACCTGTGTCTACTGGAGTTGTTGTGAAGTCCCAAGAGAATTCGATAGCATCTGGTGAGTCATTGATTGTTTCAAAGTCTTTAGATGCAACACCCGCAGTGGCATTGTATACCAAGTTGATAAGGTAACCGTGACCTGTAGACTCAGTATCATTACCGATAAGAGTACGGTATGCGAAACCGAATGATTTACGAGTTTGTGCAGTAAGTTTAACACCTGCAACGGCATCAACTTCACCAAGACAAGCTGCAAATTCATCAGGGTAAGTGTAAGCTGAGATAGAACCTTTGAATGATTCTTTCGCGATCAAGTTCAAGTATTTACCATTGTTAGCGTATTTGGCTGTAGCGTCACCACCATCTGGTGATTCAGACACTTTAGTCAAACCATTCCAAGCTACACCTTTTTCATATGTACCAGCACTGGCCATAGGGAAAAGTACACCACGGTCTACACCTGTTTGGTAAGTTTTTTGACCAGTTTGGTCCCAAAGCAATTTTGCCATAGAAATAATAACCTCTCTAATAATATACTCTATACGTCTCTTGATATAAACCATTGTCTACATCGTAATTGTTGAGTCGTACATAATCGAATTTATCAAGCATGGCGTCCTCAATTGAGTCATCATCCACCCTTGTAAAGAAATTAACAATATAAGACCTGTTAGAACGATAAGCTCTGTTGTTTGCTGACTCTACATCTAGGTAGTTCTTCTCAACAACAATACAAGGGAATTTCAGTTGAGAACCATCTGGTTTCTGATAATACACCCTTGGGCAAATCGTCTTAAGTTCTTCGATGAGTTCAGTATGTGTTCTAGTCATAATCTTTAATTACTACCCCCAATTTATTAACGTTTTCAAGACTCATAACACCATCGGGTACAATACGTACTCGTGGTGGGTAATTGAGGATTTTACTTACAGAATACACTTGATTCTTGTAAATAACGTACCAGATACGATTAACACGGTCTGTATCATCATTGGCGAATACAAAAGAGAAGTCGAAGTTAGACTTAATATTCTCGTTAATTCGTTGTGAATCAGAAATATCATAGCGTCTATTTTCGACAATGTTAGCAGGGACCTTTCGATATCGTGTGTACTCGTACGAATATACACCAGGTTTAACCTCTGTCTCTTCAATACCGCGAACTAAGATATCTATTGTCGTCCTCATGCTACTCTCCTATATTCCATTTTGAAATTAGCCGCCTGTACGTCCTGTAGAGCCTGGAGTTCCTGATGCAGGGTTAGTAGCTGCAGCATCGTCAGCGTCTGAATGTTTAGACAAGTATTTATCACCAGGTTTGTCTTGTTTTTCAACCCAGTTAGGTTTTGTCTTAAGGGCATCTTTACGGAATTTAAGCATATCTTCGTTAGTTGCTTCAGCGTCTGTAACTGTTACAAAGATGAAGGCACGTGGAATCATGATAGCACCTGAAAGACGTGCTTCCATAAGGTATTTCATTTGGTTAAAGTCGATATCGAAATCATCGAATGTTACGACTTGCCCACCTTGAGATTGACCAAATACGTAGTCATTCAAGTTACCAATCAAGAATTTGCCTTGAGGCATATCACGGAATTCGATTACTTCAGAACATCCGAAGTAAGAAGCAAGGTCTGAGTTAGTTGCAAGACGGTTACCATCGCTTGATGCACCATACAAGTAACGACCGTTCTTATCTTTAAGAGTTTTAAGTTTAGAAAGGTCGAATGGGTTGATGATAAGTGATGGAGAACCAGAACCTTGGTAACCAGGAAGAGTCTTGATTACATCATCAACTACAGACATCCAGTTTTGTGAAGTAAGTTTGATTGTGAAGAAATCATCGTCTTTAGTGATTGGACGAATATGTTCTTCGTTAATCTTTTCTTTGTTTGGTTTACCGCTAACAATAGCTTCACGACCATCACCAAAGATAGCAGCACGTACGAGCTCTTCTTTGAACTTGATTGATTGTACTTGTTTCAAGAATGAAACTGCATCAATACCGTTTTCACGAATATCGATTACGTCATCACGGTCAATTGCTGTTTTGTGGATGACAGTTTGTGGTGTAGTTGTACGATAGTACAAGCTGATAAGGCGTTGATTAAGTTTTTCATTACCTTTGATGTAACCACGAGCACGAGCTTGTTCTTCTGTCAAGTCAGCATAAATGTTTTTAACATTTGGTGAAGATACAGCACTGAATTTGTTGAGGATTGTTTCAACGTTTTTAGCGTTAGGATTGTAAGCTTGAATACCTTTTTGCAATTGTGCTGCTGGGAACAAGATATCAATGTTAGAGATACCATGTTGCAAGAATTCACCAGATGAATCTACACCAGCCAAGGCTGCTTTAATTGAGCCTGTACCAAGAGCTGCTGCTTCACGCACAGCTACATCAGCAAGTTGTGCAGCATGTGTCAAAGTGTCTTGTTCTTCAATTCCATTTTGATTGAAATGATTTTGTTTCATGTCTACTCCTGAATGTTCAATTTCTTCTTCGTCTGTGTCGGCTTCTTCATTAGACTCCTCTTCAGACTCGTCTTCAGACTCTTCGAGTTCTTCAACTTCTTCATCTTCATCGTCTACTGGTTCGAAGTCATCTAGGCTAGAGTTAGCCAATTCATCTTCTTCGATTTCACCAGCAACAGATTGAATGATATTGATAGCCATAGCTTGTTCATCACTAAGAGTTTCGATAACCTCAGCATCTTGTGGTGTAAGTGATTCTACACCATTCTCAAGCATATTAGTGACTACTTCGGCTTGGTCTTCTGTGAGAGTATCAATTACTTCTCCAATAGTCGCCATTTGTTTCTCCTCCGAGTTGGAATGTTTCAACAAGTCTTGAGTCAGACCTGTAGTGATGAAAATCTCATCGCCGACTTGTCCGTCACCGTGAGTAAGAACCTCTTCGATGACAGCACCAGGATTTGCGCCCTTGAGTACTAGTGACACTTCATAGATTTCTCCATGAATTACGTCTTGTCCACTCTTTTGGATTTTACGAGCGCCAATTGACATTTGGTTCACGTCTCCGTGTCGCAAAAGTTCTTTGGCATCCTGACCACGTTCTGTTTCATTGAGATACCCGTAACCGTATACACCTTGGTCGTTTGAATGAAGAAGGATATACCCGATTGTATCTCCTGGTTGAGAGTAAGAATGTTGCCAAACCAATGGTACTTTTTCTCCAGATAGTCCAGAGAAGGCACCATGACGGATTGTTACACCGTCTGAACATTTGAGGTCATTCTTCGTAACCCAACCAGCGAAATCATAATTTTGTGGTTTCATTTGATACCTCTGATAATGTTATGTTTACGTTTAAGATACTTAGCATTCATCTTAGTATCCATCTTGTAGTAACGTCCTGCAAGATTACCTTTGTTGGTCGCTACAATCTTATAGAATTCGTAAGTTCTATCTGGCGAAGTTTTAGAAATGTTGTAATACCCAGACTTTTCAGCTTGGGATTTGAAATCTTTATCTTTCTCAAATCGACGCATTAGTTTGTAGTCTGCACGTTCTCTCTTCTTAGAGAGTTTGTTCATTTTCTTGCTAAATTGTTTCTGTTGAGGAGAGACTGACGATTTTCTTCTAAAACCCCACTTCATACCGATGACACCGTGATGTTTTAGTTCATTTTGATTTTTTTTTTTAGAAACAGTAGATAGAGCGGCTTGATAATCGAAAGTCGCAGATTGTTGGATATTGTTCTTACGCTTCTTACGCTTGTAGTAAGATTCGTTTTCATTCTCCAAATCTCGAGTACGAGCAGAGTTACGACGACGAACAGAATCACTAGCATTCTTACCAGATTCGTACATGTTCTCCATCTTACGAGTATTATTCTCTTCGAGTTTAGAACCTTTATTACGAGAACCAATTCGTTTGTTCTCTGCTTCAAGGTCTTTAACACGTTGATTCCACTCATTATACTGCTTAGAATTCTTACGACGCTCATCAGGCGATTTAGACATATGGTCTTTCATCTTACCTTTGTATTTACGAATAAGAGCGTCATTACCAGACTTCATGTCACCGTTACGGAATTTCTCACGAGTGTTTTCACCGATAGCATCACGAGAACGGTTCTTATCAGATTTCTGTTTAGCTTTAATAGCTCTACGTGTTTCATTACGTTTGATTTTAGCTACAGATTCTTCAGCTTTCTTACGTGTCTTGTTACGTTTTTCACGTTTATCCATAGCTTTACCACGAGCATTGTCAATCTTACGCATTTTATCTTTTTCAGATTTAGCTGCTTTACGATTACGCTTCTCGCGTTTGTCCATGGCTTTACCGCGTTTTTCATCGAGCTTCTGAGATTCAGATTTCTTGTACTTACCTTGACCGTATCGTCTGTCAAGTTTGTCTTGAATACGTGCTACAAGTTTCTTATCGATTTTACGCTTCTTATATCCAGCAGCGGCCAAAGCTTTATCGCCAGATTTCTTACCAAGAGCACCAGTTGTTGTTTTAGAAGTAGTAGGAAATACAGTCTTCTTAGCAACTCGGATAAGATTACTTGCTGTCTTAGAAACAGTTTTAGCTGTAGGGCGAACCATATTGGATGCTGTTTTGGCTGCTGAACTTACAGTCTTCTCAGACTTCTTGTACAAGTCACCAAACATGTCCATAACAGAACGTCCAGCACGACGAGCTTCGCTTACACGACGTTTAGCCTCTTCAGACCATTTACCGCCATGAAGGAGAATCTCGTTGTTAGGGTCAATATCTCTTACCGACCATTCTTGTTTCTCCATTATTACCTCCTAATAGGATTACCTGCTTCATCAACAGGATTGCCCTGATAATCTACGTAGTTGCCATTCTCGTCTTGATAGACGTACTGACTAGGATCATCTTCACCCATACCAGTGTCAGCTTCTTGTCCAGCAGTCGCAATACCGCCCATTTGGTTACCATCCGCAATATTACGATTGTAAAGCTGGTCAGCCAATGGGTTAGGGTGAGGTTCTTTACCAATAAATTGACGAATCTCATTAGGTGTAAGAATCGCATTACGAGAGAACAAGTCTGCAGTATTAGCAAGTTGTTCAATGGGAAGAATCTTAAATGGGTCGCGATAGAATTGAACAATTTGTCCTTGAGTACGAGCTGTTTTACTAATAAAAGCAACATTGACTGCATCCACAATAGCTTGTAGAATTGGATCAATTACTCGGTTGTAATAAAGGTTAAGCTCTGCACCAGATTGAGTACCATTGATAATGTTCTCAGTGATTCCGATTTGGTTGTAGAAATCTTGCTTAAGTTTATTAATATCCTCAAGAGTATTGTTCTGGATGTTACCACCAGTTGGAATGAACTTCTCATTGTTATCCAATGTAGCCAAACCGTAAGCAGACTTACTCATCTCAGCTTCCAACTGTTTACGACGTCTATCCGCTTGCTTCTGATGATAGTCAGAGTTTGTCTGATAAGGAAATTGGATAAAACCATTAATCTTACCAGCCGCGGCATTCCTGTCCTCAGAATTCATCAAGTTAATCTTTTGTTTCAAGAGTTGAAGCGTTTGGTTGCTATCTTGTAGAATACCACTTAGTGGAGACTCAATAATAGCCACATCTTCTTTCTTGAGAGATTGTTCGAATTCCAATCCAGTGTCTTCGTTGTAATATCGCACCTTAACGCAATCAGTAAACCATTGTGTAATTTTACCGACACGTACCGATTCAACATCGAAAGTCTTTTCACCATCCATGATTTTATCAGTGACAGTTGGGACGATAGCGATAACACCTTCATCTAGTAGAGACCACACCAAATCAATAATAAACGCTCGTCCAGTTTGGTCAATGTTAGCCTTGTAAGTAAGACAATCAATCAAACCAGATTTAATTTCATTTTGATTTTTCGTAAGTGCGTCAATCTTCAAGTGTTTGAACTCAACTGTAGATGCATCAATAGCAATACGGTTGATAATAGATTTAATCAAATCACTACCGTAAGAGGTGTTCATTGATTGAATGTACGAAGGAGAATGATATGTCGAAATCGATTGCCAATTGGAACCAGGTTCGACTGTGAAACTACCATTACCCATCGCGTTCGCAGACTCGTACGTTTTGTACGAATGTAGCAAAGTCGACATATGTTCACCTTTCTACATAAACATCTCTCTATTACGAGTCATCGCAACCCAGGCATCCATAAGAGCGGCCACGTTATCGATTTTCTCATCAGAGCGACGCTTATCTAATTTGTAGTTACCATTGTTATCCTGTAATGCTACAGAATTACCCATGGCGAATTTCATCAGCTCTTCGTCGAATATCAACATACGAGCCTCTGCAAGTGCTTTGATTTCACCCAACGGTACAGACTCAGTTTTAACACCTTGTCGTACTGTCTCAACACCATACTCACCGTTTTCCATGCACCAGCGGTCAACGAAAGCTCCAGCATTGTAAGGGTCAAACCCAAATGACAGAACAGCCCAGTCATGCTCATGAATGTAATCACGAACATCTTCGTATACTGCCACCCAATCCAAGAGAGAACCAGGCATAATTACCAAAGTACCTTCTTGTTGTAATTCGTCGTATTTGTATCTTGTCGCGGAAGGGAGTTTACGATACTTAGACTCAGATACATAAGACCTTGTCTTGATACCAAATCTCTCTCCACCCAAAGGAAATACCCAAGTAAATGCCCAGAAGTCATCCCCTTGCGATGCGTCCATACCCATAGAACATGGCAGTTTGTCATAGTTCTGATAGGCGTGTTTTTGGATTTCATCATAAGTAAAGAAGTAAGTATAACCTTCAACGGGAATACCAAAACGCTTAGCAAGGATATCATTCCTTGTAGCAGGGTTGGCTTCAGCACGTTTAACGTCACGCATGTAAGCGTCGTAGGATACAGTTACTCCAATATTAGGACTGGCTTTAATCCAGGCTGACGGGTCATTCACTTCGTTCAAGTCATCTAGACGATAATACCAGATTGATGTGTGTGGGTCTTCGTATTCACCTCGTAGGATTTTTAACAATTCCATTTTGATTGAGTCACCTACAGAGTCACGAACCGTACCCTCGGAGGATACTGCCAAGATAATGTAATCGTCTACACCACCCTTGGCTGCTGATTGTTCTAGCGCACCGATAACGTCCTCCTTAACGTCACCAGAGAGCCACTCATCGACAGTACAATACTTGGCACGAGAACCTTGTAGTTTATCAATACGCATTGGTCTGATTTCGACGTACGAATTGGTAATCTTATTCTCAATACCCTTCTTAGTTGATGCCAACTTAGCTTGTGTATACTGTGAGCGTGACTTGTTAGAACCATCAGTCAATACAGAAAACAACGGACCACGAGACTTTGCAATAGCTGTTGAGAAAGGCATCATAACCTCTTCCGCTTGAGCCATTGTAGGAGCCGTGGTGATTTGTTGTGTTGTCTTTGTATCAGTTAATAGACCATATGCTTGGATAGTTGTCTCGTAAAGTGATTTTGAATTACCACGAGCGATAATCAAATACTGTTTATTACGAAGACGTCGCTTCTTGCGGACTGTAATTCGACGACCAGTAGCTGGGTCAATTGTGTCTTCCTCTGAATAGTAGTACCATGACAACAAGTCTTCAGCCCACATCTTAAATGTAGGTAGAAGTGTCAAGTCGGTACCATCGGTTAGAGTCAGTTCAGCTTCGCAGAAACGAACATACCCATCAATGGCGTTTGGGTCGTAGAAATACTCAGGATTAGCGATGTCATCATCAATCCTGTTCATTTGGAGTGAGATGTTCTCGCATACTCTAGTCTCGCCTCTTAAAACTGAGTCGCGAAACTCACCATAATATTTCGGGACCATAGTATTAGATAACATAAGTTACTCCGTTAATTACCATTGGCTTTCTTGTTGAAGTCGCTATAGAATTTAGCAGCGCCTTTAAGCATATCGTTACTAGATTTGAGACTTTCATACACGTCTCTGTCTTGTTTGTAACGTTTGATGTTATTAGGATTACCACTGTATGACTTGGCATCCTTATCGTATGAAACACCGTAGGCTTCAGGTCTAACGCCATTACGATAGAACATCTTTTCCAAACCATAATCGGCTGCGACTTCCATACCAACAAGAGCGGCAGTTGTAAGAATTTTCTTACGACGCTCTTTTTTAGCTTGTTCAGCTTTCGCACGTTCTCGTTGTGGAGAATATACCAAGGACTCGAATTCGCGTTCAGCTTTAATACGTTCGTTACGAGCTTTAATGGCTCTCGTACTCATACGGTCACGATGCTCATACTCATAGATAAACTGGTCTTCACGCATTCGGTCGTTAACTTTCTTAACATTACGTTTACGACGAGGGTCTTGGTGTTGTTGTGCGGCGATTTGGTCGTTAGGGTCTTTCTTGCGGAACTTGCGTAGAATACCACCTGTTTTAGGATTACGCATTGCTCCAGAAGAACCACTAAAGCGACCTTTACGTCTACCCCATTTCATACCCAGGATACCATAATGCAGAAGGTCGTCCTGAGATTGTTGTTGAGCAGAAATGAGGACTTCGTTGATAGAGTTAGTTTTCACCATTCTCCACCTCCATTCTAATCCTCCATAGTAAATGCTCAAGCGATTTTTCTAAGATTGATTGTTGTTGTGATGGCGGTGGGTCAAACATTAACATAATATATTGGACAACATACTGTTTACCTGTTTCCAATAGATTTTCATTGTCGACATCTTCCCATTCCATTTTGACGTCTTTGTCCCAATCACCAGTCCACTCAGGTTGTTCCATTACCAAACCATTTTGTTTGAGTGTAAGGAACGCAGTTGAGATTAGTGACTCGATTGAGAAGACGTATTGTCCATCAACAACCAAATCTTTTGTCAACGATGGGGCTCGTTCGACAACATCTTGTAAAATAGATGACATTTATTTACCCCATAGAATTGTATCACCTGGTGTTCTTTCGACATACTCTTCCTCTTTGGGTTTACCATAGTGGATTGTATTGTGTGTCGCAATAGAACAACAGATTAGGTTGTCTTTATCGAAGAGTTTCTCGACATTCCAATTCTCGATATCCTCCTCGTATAAAGGGTTAATATGGTGAACGATAATAGGTCCTTCGATTGGTAATCCTAAGATGCCAAGGTCGCAACCTAAATCTCGTTCGATGACTTCATCTCGCACGCGCATCCATTCACGCGACTTGTAGAAACGATTAGACATATGACGTGGAGAAGTAGCATTACCATCTAATAACATTAGATATTCTAGTCTAGTATTCCAGTCTTCCTGTTTGAGGGCTAGTTCTGCTGACCTAACCTTCCATGAATTCTCCTTCAAGCCAATCGTCTCCTTCTTCCTTGTCGTGTGAAGGTAAATATCCAGCGAAAGCACGCATTGCCTCCGTGTACGCCTCGTTAGACTTACGTTCAGAGTTAATAGCTTCAGTTTTAGCCTGGAGCATTTCGTTCTGTAGTCTTAAGTTTTCTTCTTTTAGTTGATTAGTAGGGGAAGCACGATTTAACCAAAACACAATTTCGGCTGAACTGGCTTCGCCATTACGGAGACGCTCTTCGGATACTTGCATTGCGAGTGCTTGCATCTTCTTGTCATATTGTTCAGGGGTCCGTCCCTGGAATTTTGGTTGTAGTGTTTCATCCATACTCTAGCTCCTATTCAGCGTCAGCTTCCTTGCTTGCAAGATAGACTTGTTCTACAGAGAATTCTGAGTTAGCAACAAAGCCACCTTGTAGGAGTTCGATGAATTTACCATCAGCAGTTTCACGACCTTTGAACTGTGTACCTTCGGGAAGTACATCCTCACTTGTTGTGTCGTCTACTGGTGCTTTACGTACAATTACACCTGCTGGTGCAATCACTTTATAGTGATTATACATGGGTTTCTCCTTACTTTTAGTATAGTTTTTGAGACATACCTATCTCAACCACACACACTAGCCGTACCAACGACATAGAACCAGCATAATAAAACCCAAATTTAACTCAGAAGGAATGAAACGTACGGAGAAAGGATGAAACCCGCATTGTTTTTTTAACACAGTATTGCTTACATAGTGTGTTTAGACCTGTAAATATGGCTAGTGTGCATGACTGAAATAGGTATAGACCTAAAATCAGTTTTCAAAATTTTGCAACGGGGAAATTTTCGAGAG